CTTGGCGGACGATGAGCGCGGGCAATTATCGTCCCGCTTGAGTGAGCAATGATCGTCTCACTCAGTAGACAGTAACAAAGTTAGAGCAGTACTCAGCAACATCATCCGGAGGAGGCAACAATCGTGCAACTTCCTCAAAACGGCCCCGCATCACGAGAGACTCGACAAGCAACTGCGTTGCGACAGTAATTCCATACATCTCTTCAAAAAGTACTCGTGTGTCTGGGGCAGGTTGGAATGCCGGAATGTCGACGGCATCAGGTGGGACAGAGTGATAACCATCAGCTGACCAACGTGGGTTGGCATGCTTAGTCATCATCAGAGCATAGCGCGCGAAAGCCCCAATGATCGGACACTGGGGGGTCTCATAGACCGAGGAAAGCGCCTTTGCGCGCAAAAGTTCATCCATGATCTTCCTGCCAGCACTAATGAAAGAGCTGGTCCAACCAAAACCCTGCATGAACTTGTAAGGATCCTTGATGATCTCACCCGAATCGGCAAAGATCATGCCACAGAACGATGCTCTGCAAGGATCGGTCACCTCATCAATCTTGATGGTAAACCCACAACCGGCATAGTCCTCAGTCGTGAGTTCAAAGTCTGTGGCAAATAGACCATCATCACCTTCGACAAATCCATCGATTTCACCCCCTTTCTTGGAAGCCACAAACATGGCCAGCATCAAGTTGGTGAAGCCGTTACCCAGGGAAGTGCACATGTCGCCAGACATCCTGCGACCTTGAATGGTAGCGGCACAACCAGTGCGCGTGCGCATCCTATTTTCACCCTGGAGTGCGGCGCAGAGGAGTTCACACTCTGCATCGTCATGAAGACACCAGCGATACAACTCACATTCACAACAATCCAAAAACTGTGGGGTGAAGTGGCTTTCAAAAGCGGTGAAATCTGACTGGAAGTAGCGCCGACCAGCCTTCTTTAACGCCGCAATCGCTTCCGGCCTCTTGGGAACCGGGGTGTGCTTGATGAAATAGCGGAGGCCATAAACAGCTTCCTCAATGGCCTTGAAACGTGGACCAGACCACACTTTGAAGGCGTCACAACGTGAATTAATCATACGGGCGTGCTTCCACCCAGGATAAAATTCCGTTTTGACGAAAGTGTCGATGTGAGAACGTTGGCGGGCCGTTGGCGGCCCACCACGTAGTTCAGCGAACGCAACACGCAGTTCGGCCTTCCGCGCTTCATTGTACGAAGTGCCGTTCAACCACTCCTCAAATTCAACAGGCTGGACATGTGGAACGTGTTCGGACAAGAATTTACGCACGAAGGTCCAAAATTCTTCATAAAACCCAGCCCTCGCAGGGGGCAGGTCTCGGAAGAGACGTTTCTTGAAGGCACATTCCACAGTGTGAGGATCA